CTACTAGATATGGAAATGATATTATGGGATTAAACAAAGATAAATTTGGAAGATTTTTAATATCATATATTTTAGACGATTTTAGAAAGGTTTTAAAGAAACAATTAGGACAATAAATGCCAAAGTATAACTCGATTGAAAACATACCCGCAAAAACGTTTTATGACATACTTCATTCAAAGGATTATCAGTTATTAAAACCAAAGCCAAGTGAAGAAGGATTAGAAAAAATATTTATATCAATTTATGATGATTTTTTTATTAAATCAGATAATTATGAAGCAAAGCAATATTTAAAATTAACAGCTAATATTGCTTTTTTAGAATACAAAATAGCGACAATTAAACAAGTATTGCATTTTGTTTATTATAACGAAGTAACTGAAGATATGAAATTGCAGTTATTGGATGCTTTAGAAAAAGGTTGTGAAATATATATTGATAAAAATGCAGACTTTTTAAATGAAGTGCAAAGAATATTACAAGTTGAAATAGGTATTATTGAGAATGATTTGACAATGGCTAAATTAGAATTTGATAATATTTCTAAAAATAGAAATGAAAAATTATTTGATTTTTATGATAATATAGTTTCGCTAGGCAACGTACATAATAGAAATTTTGATGAAAAACTAACATTGGCAATGTATATTTCAATAGAAAAGTCAGCAAGTAGAATAATTAAAGAACAAAATAAAAAGTAATGAGTGAATTTATAGAATTTTTATCGCCCTCCGCTTTATCCGAAATGGAAAAAGCCAATGCTGAATTGGTAAAAATGGTTGCTAATGTAAAGTCAGTTCAAACTGAAATGGCTAAAATTACCACTCCAAGTGGAGGTGATGCAAGTGTTAAGCAATTAACTGCTCAATATCAGCAACAAGAAAAAGCTATACAAGCATTACAAGCACAAGTTCAAAAATTAACAGAAGCAAAACAAAAACAAAAATCAGTAAGTATTGAAGAAAAAGTTGTTACATCACAACAATTAAAAATTGATAGAGAAGCTGCTTTAGCTGTTAGTGCTTTAACAGGAGCTTATCAAAAACTAACTTTACAAAGAAAACAAGCCGCAACTAATTTACAAAATCTTATTGCATCTGAAAAAGCATCTACTGCTGAAATCCATAAAGCTCAAAAAGAATATGATATATTAAGCCAAAAAGTAGCAAAAGCAGACCAAGCAATTGGTAAAATGAGCATGAGTAATTCTTTAAAAGGACTTACTTCACAAGTTTCAAATTTAGTTGGTGCATTTGGAGTAGCTGGAGGTGTTTATTTATTTGCACAAGTAGCAAAAGATATTTATCAAACAACTAAACAACTTCAAAGTTTAGATTTGGCTTTAAGGATGGTTAGTGGAACTCAACAAGAATTTGCATCTAACCAAGTTTTTTTAACAAATTTAGCAGAACAATATGGTATTGAAATAAAAGGATTAACTAAAAACTTTACTGAATTTTGGGTAGCTTCTAAAGGGAAACTTGAAGCAGAACAAATTAAAGCAATATTTACAAGTATTTCCAAATCAGTTGCTATAATGGGATTGTCTGTTGAACAGCAAGATAGTGCTTTTCTTGCCTTGCAACAAATGATGTCCAAAGGAACTGTTCAAGCAGAGGAATTAAAAAAACAATTAGGTAATGCACTTCCTGGAGCTGTTAAGGCTGCTACAATGGCTTATCAAGCATTGCACCCTGAATTAAAGGTAACTGAAAAGTTATTTATGGAACAAATGAAAGCAGGTAAAGTTCTTTCTGCTGAATTATTGCCTGAATTAGCTAAAGCCTATGAAAAATTATATGGTATTGAAAATGTTAAACGTGCAGAAACATTACAAGCAGCACAAGAAAGATTAGCAAATAGTTGGACACAAATGGTTCGTAATATGAATAGTAGTGAAACTGGTGGAATATCACGTTTCTTTAAATTTGTATTAGATGGATTAACTGAATTAGCGGATTTTATAAACTTATTAAATAAAGATGATAGAGCAATTAGTATTGTAAATGAGTCTAAAGCAAGAGGAGAAATGCAAGTTTTAAAAGAACTTGATTCAATGAAAAAAAGCGGTTTACAGACTGATGCCCAATTAATTGAAAGCGCAAAATTAAAACAAGACTATGCAAAAAAACAAGTTGAAAGTTACGAATGGGAATTAAACGCATTAATTAGTCTTGGTAAAGAACAAGCAAAAGTAGCAAATGATATTCAAAAGAAACAACCAATTGGATATGCTTATAGACCTGATTATAGAGTTGCTAAAAGCGAATTAGACGAAACAAATAAAGAAATTAAAAAATTATCTTCTAATTACGGTTTTTATAAAGGTGTTGTTAGCGGAACTAATCAATTTTTAAAACAGCAAAATGAAATTATTAATACTGCTGACCCAATTAAAGGGAGTAAAGCTAAAAAAGAAAGAATTGCATTAAACTTTAAAGAAGTAGAAAGCGAATATAATTTAAGATTAGCAATATTAGAAAGAAAGAAAGTTGATAATACAGATGATGACCAAAAGTCTTATGAAGAAAGACTAAAAATGCGTTTAGCATATAGTGAAGCAACTTTGGAAATTATTGATGCCCAACTACAAAAGGAATTAGCTTTAAATTTATTAAAATCAACAGAAGATAATGCTAAAAATGATTTAGCACTAAAAAATAAAGAAATATCTTTTGCCCAACATGAAATTAATAAACAAGATATTACTAATACTTTTGCTAATAAAAATATAACTTCTGCTGTAAAAGCAAGTGATGCTATAAAAGCTATTCAACTTGGTGATTTAGAATTTTGGAAAAAGATACAATATAAAAAAGAAGATGAAAATTTAAAGTTAAATAAATTAATTACTGAAGGTGAAATAACTAAATATAAAAGAATTGTTGATAATGAAAAAAATACTTTATTAGTTAGACAAGCAGCGTTTGAAAAATATATTCAATTAGAAAAAGATTTATTATTAGCACAAGAGCAATCTGATTTAGCAAGAGCAAAAGCAAGAGGTGCATCACAAAATGAATTAGATTCAATTGTGCAATCTTATGAAAATGCAATTGATGCTCTTAATAATATTAAAAGTCCTAAATTAATAGCTATTGAAGAAATAGAAAAACAAATGCAAGGATTTATTGATAAATTTTCATCTGAGGCAGGATTAAGTTCATTTTTCGATTTGTTACAAAATGGCTTAGAAAAGTATGGTGATAATTGGAAAGCACAACTTGTTATGATAATGGAAAGTGTGCAAGAAATGTACAACTTTATTTCTGATGCATCACAAGCAAACTTTGATGCTGAATATGAAAGATTAGAAAAACAAAAAAATATTTCATTAGCATTTGCTGGTGAAAGCGCTTCTGCAAAATCAGAAATAGAACAACAATATGAACAAAGAAGAAAACAAATAGCAAGACGAGAAGCAAAAGCTAAAAAAGAACAAGCTATATTTAATATTGGGATTGATACAGCACAAGCTATTATTGCAACTTTAGCTAAAACACCTCCTCCTGCTGGATTGCCTTTAGCAGCACTTGTAGCTGCAATTGGAGCAATACAAATAAGTATGGTTGCATCTCAAAAAATACCTCAATATTGGACAGGTACAGATAATGCTGAAGGTGGTTTAGCATGGACACAAGAAAGAGGTCGTGAGATTATTACAGATAGTCAAGGTAGAATTAAATCAACAGGTAGTGATAAAGGAGCTGAATTAACAATGTTATCTAAAGGAGATAAAGTATTTAACGCTGAAAAGTCTGCTATGATGTTTGATAATAGTTTAAATAGTATGTTACTTAATAATGGCATAGTAATGCCTAAAATAGAGGTTTCTATGGATACTCAAATATTAGGAAGTAAGTTAGATAAACTATCAGATACAATAGCATCAAAAGAAAGTTTCTCAATTACTCGTGATGCTAAAGGAGAACGTATTTATCAAAGAAATCAGAATGAACGTAAAGAATTATTAAATAATATTTTAAATGTAAGAACTTATGGCGTTTAAGCACTATCTAAATTTTTTATCATTACCAAGTGTAGGAACTATTGAAATAGCAGAACCTATTGGATTTGATGGTGCTTCATATAAAATCAAGCAAGACGATAAGCGTTTTGGCAGAGATATTATAATTGCCAATGAAGATACTGAACTTACATTTACTAGAGATTATTTTGAGCAGATACAACTTACTCAAATATTGCCAAGTGGAGAGATATTTAATTATGCAAGTCAAGGATTTGATTACATATTAGATATATTTCAGAATGATGGTTGGGAAGGTAAAATAGAATATATTATCGAAAAAGATGGTAATCAATTTACAACAGGTGTTTTTAGTTATTATACTTCTTTAGTAGAATTTGACAATATCAAAGTTAAGATTATTCAAAACACTAATAGAGAAATACTTAAAAGATTAGATGATACTGACATTGATGCTTTTAATAATAAATCATTAGATGATGTTGATATAACTCCATGTTTAACTACCAATATACTTTTAAAAGCAAAGCCAATTACGCAAATAAGCAAATGGGTAATGAATACACAAGTTATTATAGATAATTTTCAAATTTATAGAGCTAATCCTTCTATGAATTTAGAAAGTTTTGCGGTTCAAAATAGTCTTGTTCCTTTTGAACAAAGAGTTGCTGACAGTAATGAAGCTATAAGAAACTTTAGATATGTAAAAGCTTATACGGATTTATCAGAAGGCGTAGGAAGTATAAGATGCAATGCAATTTTACAATATAGACCAAATGGTAATAGTGATACTGATGCTTCATTTAGGCTATTAATGATAGAATATCAAGGTGAATATAATCCAGGCGACCCTATTGTTATAACAGAAATATATAGAAAAGCTTTTTCAGGAGGTTCAAATATTGATTTCAATTTAGATACAACATTTAATTTTAATTTACCAAATTTAACAATAGGTAAAAGTTTAAGTTTTTATTGGATTTTTTCAGGTGCTTCAACAGGAGTAATTGGAAATAATAAAATAGTTTTTAATGAATATAATATGGAACTGCAATATGTTTCAACTTATATAAATACTGTTATTAAAGGAGTAAGATTAATAGATTTAATTAAACATAATGTAAAATCTATTATAGATATTCCTGTTAACGCTCCTGATTATGATTTAGGTGGTGAGCATTATAATAATTTTGCATTTAATGGATTATTGTTAGGTCAAATAACTGATAAACCATTTTATAATCAGTTTAAAGATTTAATGAATATCCCATTAGAAACTTGCTCTGACTATCAAATAAATCCTAGCAATTTAGAAATATTACCTTATTCTGATTTTTATATTGATGAAGAATTAGCTGTATTTGATGAGTTACCAAGTTTTAATACTTTATCTAAATTTTCAAAACAATATTCTTTAAAAAATGCAGAGTTTAAATATAATAAGTCAAGTAATGAAAACACAACAAATGCTAAAGATTCTATTGATGATGTTCATACTGAAACTCAAAAATATATTACCAATACAGTAGATGGTAGTTTAAAAATTGACATTAAACATATTAGGAGTTCTTATTTAATAGAACAAGCAAGACAAAGAGCATTTGATAGTCAAGAAACAACAAGTTTGCAAAATGATGACAATTTATTTTTATTAGATTGTATAGCATTACAGCCAGGAACGAGAAATGGTTTTGGAGCTATATTAGGCATGCAAGTTGCTGAAAGCGGTAGTGGAGTGATTAAACTTTTAAATAATAATTTACAAGGAGATGGATTACCTTTTGATTGGAGTTTATTAGGAATTGCTTTTGGAAGTGAGTTTGTTATTGAAAGTGGGGAAAATGCAGGAACTTATTTAGTTAGTAGTGTGATAACTCCAGGAAATCCATTATCTGTTTTAGAATTATCTCCTACTTCATTTCCTTATCCAACTTTTAATGGAGAATCATATATAGTTGTTTCTTGGGAATTGGTTGGAGTTAATTATACAAATAGAACAAACGAAGGATTTAGTTTAATTGAAGGAATTGACAATCCTAGTAAATATTCTAATCTTAATTACCATTGGGCAAGAAACATTCAAAGATGGTATCCTTATTTAGCTACTTCAACTAAATTTAAACCTAATGATGTTATTAAAACAAGTTCATTTAAAGTTAATGGTAATTTAGTTACTAGAAAAATAGGTGAAACTGTTAATGTTTCTGATAGTGCTGATATTTTAAATAGTGATATTGCAAGTAAGAAAATATTAAATCCATTTGTTCATACGGTAAAAGTATATGCAGATTTTAATACTGTAACTCAATTAATTGAGGATATTAGAGATATTAAAGGATATGTTACTGTAAATCTTAATGATGGAAGAATGATTAAAGGTTTTATTCAAAGTATGGATTATACTTGGATTAGCGAAGAATTAGATTTAACTATTGAAGAAAAGTTTATTAGTGATTTTATGACTATTGATATAGAATTATTAGAAAGTGGCAAAACTATAACTACAATTGAACAACCAAGTTATGATGTAAAAAATAATCTTAAATCGTT